TTCCTTTAAAGATTAAATTGCTGCCACTAGCCTTATTAACTATCTCGCTTTGATTGACAGCAAAGACACCTTCTAGATCATATCTGTCTATTTTGTCTGTGAACTCAGGAATAACTGATATACCTGCACTGATCATTGTGTACCTGGTAAACAGTATGTTATGACCAGACTCATAAGATAGCTTTAAAAGGAAGTCAGCAACATGAAAACTTTTGCTTGCTCCTCGACCCCCCGTAAGCACAAAGTACCTACTATCGTCTTGATATAAAGGCTTAAATTTAGAAATTAATTTTACACGTGCCTCCATGTCCTTCTGTATATAATATCTTTTATTGTCGCTTCTGACACATTGTATTTTTGTGCTAAAAATGACCTTGTTACAATTCTTGGTTTAAACTCTTTTCTTATTTGCTTTACTTGATCTTCCTTTAAAATAGACGTTCCAACCTCCTCACCCTTAAAAGCAGTTTGAAGGTTGTTGTCAATGCAATGTTTTATGTTTTCTTGCCTAGTAACCCATTCTAAATTTGTGTAATGATTGTTTTGTGGGTTTCCATCTATGTGATTAACCTCAGGCTTTCCATAAGGGTTTGCAACAAAGTATCTAGCTACAAGCCTGTGTATCTTGTAAGGTTTCATTTTCTTATTAACACAAACCGCACCACGTGGGTATTTATACTTTTTACTTACAGCTGTCTTAAGGATTTTACTAATTCTTTTGTGTGGTCTGCCATTTGATCTGATAATAACTGCTTCCTTACTTCTGATTCTACCAAAATTAGATATTTGATACTCAGAGTTAAATTCTATTATGTCTTTCCATATTTCTTTCATACCTCAATATACTAATGTTTTAGCTAATCAGCACACACATAGGTATAAAAAAAGGCAACCATTTCTGACCGCCTCTTGAATTGATTGTATGAACGATAAGTTGTTTATAATATTCTAGTAATATAATATGCTTAGAGCTAGAGGTAGATTTAAAAGGGTATAGTTTAGCCTAGTGATTAGACCAAACTTAACCCAAATATGCTTGTCGCTGTCGGTGAGTTCACATAGGGTACATTATCAAAACACAGTCAAATTGATAATGCTTGGAGTTCTTAGAGGAATCACCCTCAATTCTTGTCGCTCATCGACTGTTGCGACCCTAGCCAGCGTACTCCTTTAGTTGCTGTTGCACCATGCTATCAGGCTTGTGCTAATCAATCTGTCGCCCCGTAGTTTCCCCGATTCACAGACTGATGCAAATATACTAAACTAAATCCATTCCGAAACAGGAACGCTTATCTTTTCACCTCCACTTGTAATGTCAGTGCTTTGCTTAGGCTTACCAAAATGATATTCAAGCAATAACTTAGCAGCTGCAAGTTGATCGCTAGACTTATCAGCGTTTGTCATTATATCAACAACCTTCTGAATAGCCCCATCGACATAAGGACTGGTTAAGTCTCTAATCCTTTGCTCGTCTGTCTTGCTTTTACGACCTGCTCCAGGTCTTGCACCACCCCTTCCTGCCATTGATTTTGTATTGGATATTCAAATATAACAAACAGTTTTAAACTACAAAACCCTTATCGCTTATTTAATTTCCTTCTAAGCGACTATCTTTTTTAAATAGGCTTAGTATATCATTTTAAGTTACAATAGCTTAGAAGCCGTTTGTTTAAGTTATATACACCTATCAAAAGGGATTTTTATTTGCCCTCCTGATGATTCTCTAGCGAGCAACTCTATTCTTTTTAATTCATGATAATATTTTGAAGTGAATCCGCTATACCCTAAGCCTGTTAAATACATATCATTTTTTAATATGCAGATACATATCTTTTTCCAAGATGGAGCCTTGTCAATAATACTTAAAGGAACTTCATCTGGTATTCCTCCTGGATAACACCTTGATTCCCATTTGCTTGTATAGTCTTTAATTCTTTCTTGTAATTGCTCAACCATTTTAAATATGCTTTATTTGCCCTGTCATTTGCTTTGTCTTGCTGATTATTGCTTAAATATTTCCATGCCTTTCTTACGATGCTTTCTGGTAAATTTCTAGCATAGGAACAGGCACAATGACCTATAAAAGCTTTTTTGTTAATTGAAGGATTTGTTAAATGATGTATCATTGTATTTCTCCATTGAAAGACAACTATATCCATGTAGTCGCCATAAAGATCAGCGTTTGATGTAAAATCAATAGCCGTATTGAGTAGGGTTGTTTTATCTGCAGAAGAGTTTTCCCACATGCCATTATTAAAGCATTCCCAATCCCAATACGGCTTATATTCTTGAGTGATCATACTAGTTCGGACTCTGCCTCCCATGAATCAGAGAAATCCTTATTAGCAAACAAGCTTGCCAAGCCTGTAATTTGCTTCATTCTTAATAGCTCATCTTTGCTCATTCCGATATGCTTACAGATCCAAGCATCTCCCTTGCCCATTTCAACTAGCTCTGACACTATAGTACTCATCAACTCTATATTATGAGACCCTCTAGCCCTATTGTGTCTAATTGTAGAAGCCATTCTGTCTGATATATCTTTATCTATCACAGAAACTGGAAGCATTCCGTTTTCTCTTTCAAAAATCCTTTGGCTGTTTTTTAATACTGTATATCTGTGAAACCCATCTACAACAATATATTTATCGTTTTTGTCGTCATAAAAACAAACCACAGGCATTGTATACCCATCCTCCCAGATAGATGTTTCTAATAACTCCATTTCTGGAGGCGCAACACTGTTTGGATTATAGTCATTTGCTTGAACCTTGTCTATAGGTACAGCGATTACATTATATACAGGTGATTGATACTTGTTCATTTTTTGTTTATTTCTTTTAGTTTGTAATTTCCGTTTTTGTCATGCGATTCATCTCCTACAATAGGAGGATTAAATACGCTAATTAAAATAGTCTCTTCAAATGCCTCAAACTCATGATCATCATGATTGTCTAACATGTATACTGTGTCTGGGTTTATTTCAAAGCTCTGTCCTGTTTCTAGGTTATGTAATAAGCCTTTCCCTTCTATGCAGTAACAGCTTTCTAAATGATTTTTATAGTGCCAATGCCACCTACCTTTATCGACCACTGTTTTGTGTACTGAAAACCCTAGTCCATCTTTAGCTAATACAGGTCTAAAGCTTGTTCCTCCTGTAAACTTAACCTCTCTTTCTGTGTCCTTAGTTTGCTCAATTGTTCTTACTTTCATTTTCCTACGTTTTTATATTTGTTTGCTATTTCTCTTTGTCTTTTTGCCTGCTCTATAGTTGGAGCTAACCCCATGTATTTACAAGTGTGATCATTTTTAAGTATTGTGATTGCAAATCTTTTCCAGCTAGTAACTTCACTAGGATGCCTTTTTAATTGGTCTAAATGATCTGGAGGCAGCATTCTAACACATCTTTTATTTTTGTTTCCATGCCTTGTTAATTCCCCTAGTTTAAAGTCAATTTTATTTTCTTTCAGTTCATTTATGGTGGAATCATCTAACCCCCGACCTACTCTCCACCAATATTTTATAGACTGAATAAATCGGTTTTTAAAATTTTCAGCAACCTCTTTTGGCAAGGTATCTAGTAAAAACTTTGTAAAGGATTTCCATGTATGCCCTTCTGGCAGCTTAAAAGAATGATACGTTAATTGCTTGCCATAGGTTGCAATAAAGTTTGCTCCTGAAACTCTTGCACATAATCGACTCCATATCTGACCATCTATAACTCGATACATATTAAGACTTGATTTACTCTCTGACATGAAAGGAGATGCCACTCTCATTTGATAGATTGACATACCAGATTTATAAAATATATCATACAGTTTATTGTACCTCCAATCAAACTTACCGTTGGCAACCCACACGTCATCTGTCCTCCAGTCGTATATTGGGTAACAATTGTAAACGTATTCTGTATTCTTTTTTGTCCATTGATGCCCATCCTTCATTTGCTTTCGATCATTCATTATAGCCCTAAATCTATTTAATGATTCGTCAGTACGAATCCCTATTAGACAAGCACAACTCTTCCCTTGAGCATACCAATCTCCAAACTTGTCCCAAAAAACGGAATAGTCCATGTTCTCTTGGAAGAAGTCCATATTATATTTTGCTATGTGATTTTCCCACGTAACAACATAGTCTCTGTCAGGTCTATCTTGAATCCACAAAGAGCGATCTTCATTGCCCCAGCACTGCCATTCAGTTGCGTAAGAGCTTACAGTACATGGTAATGTAATAGGAAGGCAGCACCAATATATGTCTAAATAATCTTTGTGCTGATCCAATATTTCTAGCATAAAATCAGTGCTATAAGTGTAATTAGCTTCATTATCCATGACCATTACACCAATCTTGTCTTTTATATTGTTTCGCTTCATGTATTGCACAACAAGATTAAGCATAACGCCAGAGTCCTTACCTCCACTAAAGCTTAAATATATTCTCTCAAAGTTTTTAAAGATATAATCAATTCGACTTATGGAAGCATCATAGACATTGACCTGCTTATTGTATACTCTTTCCATTTTTTGTTATGTTTTTCTGTTATTATTAATGTTTACGCTAATGTCTAAAAAAGGGTTGCGTTTATGTGAAAGTATTCTGCTTCTGCGCTATATACTTTTGGTAGGCTACTAAAAGTGATAGTAATATTATTGCCTTTTTCATGTTGTTTGATTTTTAAGTGTAGCATTTGCACTTGCCTACTTTTAGCCAGCAATCGCAATCGCACTTAAACTCTATCTCCATTGTTTAGTTTTTTATCTAACGCTATTTCATCTGCCATTTCTAGTATAGCCTCATCCCAAGAGGAAGATTCAAAGGTCATAGCTAGTGCTAACGATCTAAAAGTATCTAGCATCTCATAGAGGGTTGGATCTTCTTCTTTTTCTATTGTGATAGTCGTGTCGTAATATTTTACTGTTATTTTCATTTTTCTATTTTTTATTTAAAGAGATGGGTTAGCCTTGCGACCTGACCGAACTCTTTGTG